GAAACTCTTAGTTCCAATAGGAACACTTGTTTGTAACCTAATTGGTGCATTCATTACGTGCCATATAACTTTACTATGTTCAATAATTCTTAATAAGTTAAATGATCTAATCAGTCTCTCAACAAATGAAATTCTTTTTGTTCTGAAATGATTTGAATAAGAAATATAGATTACTTGAGAATCATTAAGAACTCGAGTAGATCCATTTTGTTGATCGTACTGTAACCATTGCATAAATATCTTACCTTTTGCATCTTTCTGCAATTGTGGTGCAATACTTGCTGGGTCTAATTCTTTAAAACCTATAATTTCTTTCGGTTTTTCTAAATTATCGTAGATTATTTCAAAGGTAAGATGTCCTTCTACTAGGAATTGAAATGCATATTGCCATGCAGCAATACCTTCTCCGAATCCCCAAGCAGTATACATTTTTTCATAATTATCATTATATTTCTTAACGACTTTTTCTTGAAAAATTAAACGTTCTTCTTTAGTATCACCTCGATAAAACATTTTACCGGTAAGATCCTTTGGATATGCGAACCGTGCTTCATCATCATATACAATCATATCATCAACGATTGTTTCTAATACGAATTCAATTTCACCATTTGATGCAATATCTCGAAGACGTTCCCGCTTTACTACATAGTCTAATTGGAAAAAAGCAAGTGCTTTTGTTCGCAACTGAGAAGTAGTATCTGAGATTGCCATCGAGAACTTCATTAAGTCATCATTCAAATTAGATTTAGTTGATCTAGCCTGAAGTTGACCCTCAATAAAACCAATTGCTTGTGAATTTTTAAGTAATAGATCCTCGTGTCGAGTACCAAATTTACTTAAGTTAGATAGAGCGCTACTTGATTTTGCTCCTGAGGTATTAAGAAATCCTGCCATATTATACTAAGGTATTTGTTAAAAAATTTTCATATACTATTCCTAGATTTATTGGATCTGGATATAGTCCATGTGTTGATATTTTAGGATTAACTAACATTCCAAAATTATCCCAATCGATTAATCTTGCAGATGATACTTTATCCATATTGTAGTTATTTATTGCATAGTTTAAGTTATTTACACCAACTACTGCACTGAGAGCCTTTGGAGTAATTAAATAAAATCGTTGATCTATTAACCTACGATCATTAAGAGGGATTATCTTGTTGTCTTTGTCAAATAAATTAGATAAGCCGTTTAATTTAGAAAAATTCCAATATGTTTCCATTATCTTAGTTTGAGCAGCAGGTGGAATAATCTTAAGATTTAAAAAGAGTGCAACTTCCTTCCAGTTATCATGAAAAAGAAGTAGGCCAGTTGGATTTAAATCTAAGTAATGTTTTCCTGTCTTACTATATACATAAGCTTCAGTTATTGCAGGAACATCTGCTACTATATTAAAGGAATAGAATCTTCCTGGAATAACTTGACTTCTGTTTTGAACAATACCATATTGCTCAGCTACTGCATGTAATGGAAGCGATCCATTATTCTTCTCTAGTTTATTAAAATCCATCTATTATTGTTTTACACTTTATTGAATAGAAAGTTTTCTGTAATTATTCCAAATCGCATATTATTCTTCTTTGCATATACTTTAGCTGCCTTAAACTTAGCATCGTTTATGACATATGCTTTTGCATGCATAGCATAACTCATAGTTGCTTTTTCAGTTAATCGAGTAGGTGGTTCAGGAGGAGTAAGATACTTGTTTGGTTTTACTTCAATGATCCATTTTGTAATAGCACCTTCAGGTGATTTAGTGGCCATATAACAATCAACCCAATATATACTTTCCTTTTTCAGTATAGGGTTCCAGTAAGCTATCCCGGTGGGTTCTGATGCATATTCAATAACAGCTTCCGTATTATCACAATATGATAGAAACTTTAGTTCCCAACTTGATCTATAGATAATTTTAGTAACATCGCCAGTATATTTTTCTGGATTATTTGGTGTAAAATATCCTTGTTTGACCTTACCTCTCTGCGGTTTTAGGAAATCATGTATGTCACGTTCTGGTTTCTTCATAATATACTATTATTTATTCAAAAAAGACCTCACTCCCATTTCAGGAAGTGAGGTCTAAAAAACCAAGAATTATCCTGGAAATATTTTAACCTAAATATTTTTCAATAAGTCCATCAGCATCTTCCGAACTAAGTTTACCTAATTCTACTAACTTAACCATTAATGCAGCAACTGCAAGTTTCTCAGGAACATCCTCTTCAGACATTTCAACTGAATCATCTTCCGCTGCTCTAGCCAAATCATCAAATGCAGCTTGTGCAGCCTCTTCAATATCTTCTTCAGATCCAACAATATCTACTAGCTCATCAATTAACTTAGTATCAATATCTAATGGCATATCAGACTCTTCCATTTCATTTAATCTATATTCGTGTAAAGACATTACTCTTCTCATATACTTTAATTTTTTATTATTTATTTAAATCCAGATTAAATCTAGAGGAGATTCAGAAAAGTATAATAATATAAACTCATTAAACTCTTCATTTGAAAGATTTACATTATATGCTTTCATAAATATAAAAAGATCATTTACATCTTTGATTAATCGAACTTTTCGGTAATCCGCATTATATTTTTTACGAAGATCTGCTATAACTTTGTTCCACATGAAAACATGATAGCCTTTCTTAATTAATTCAAGTGATTGAGTCTTACCTGCTGAATCACTGTCAAATAGGATTAAGGTATTTGATTTAGAAAGTAGATTCTCAAGAAGAAGACGACTCTTTGAAATACCAGTCGTTGCAATTGAATTATTTAAGAACATTGCATCAATTTGACCTTCTGTTACTAAGATCGGCTTAGTAAAATCTACATTTAAGACATTAAAGTAATTATTTACATTATCTATGTCAGATAATATAGAATCTTCAATATTTTTAACGAGCCCACTTTTCTTTAGTTCAGAATAATTCTTAATTAAATACTTTGGGCCAAATTCACTATGCAATCGGCGTATTGCAAAACCTAGTACTTTGCCTGACCTCTTATCTAAATTAAAAAGATATATTTTATCTCCCTTTAAATCGAAATAGCTACACTCATTAAATGCTGGTAAATCAGATAGGCATCTATTTTTAATAAATTGGCCTAGTTCAGATTCAGGTTCAACCTCGTCACATGGAATAAGAGAAAATCTATCTACTAGGTAATCTATTCGAAGTAGGTGTTCACTTGCATTTTTATTAATTAGGAGCTCGATTAATGAGCCTCTCTTCTTTTTATTTGTTTCAGGGGTCCACTTGACTTCAGTATTCTGTATATCAGGAACGCCAAGTGAATACTTTAGTGAGAATTTAGAAATAAATTTAGGAAGATCTGTTTTTACACCACAGCCATCATTATAACACTTATAGAATCCACGCTCAGGATATAGATTGCCTCTCTTCTTCTTAGAATCATGAGCGGAATCTCCGCAGTATGGACAAGCAAAGTTAAGTTTATCTCCAGAGTCATATACTTGCTGCTTTAGCCTGTCTCCAGGAAATCTCTTTTTTAAGAGATCAAGTATAAAAGTTTGTATGTTGTAACTAGTTAACAAATCAAACATTCTCTTCCTCCTCTAACTCAATTACAGGATTTAATTTTTCTTTTTTCTTAGTTAGTCGCTTTAAGTACTTATCTAATTCTGGTTTTGGGACAATTGTTGTATTTAAACCATACTTAGTAATTACTTCAAGATATTCTTGAAAATCTGATTCTGGGACATCTGCTTCAGGATTACCTATAACTTTCCAGAATTTTTCAGGCACTTCAACATATTCTAAAGTATCTTGATCAACTGCATATAATGGATAGATGTCTGCATCAGTTAATACTTTTTTACTTTTAACTGTAATTAAGTCAACTGCTCTCTTTAGATTTATATCAAGCGAACTTATCTTCATTGCAGTTAATAATCGATTTACTGGTTCTATAATCAATGAAAAGAATTGTGAATCAATATCCATTAAGATTGCAATTTCATCTGGATACGTTCCAGGAGAATATGCAAATACATCATGGCCACCTTCATTAGTTTCAGGATTACAATAATAGAATTTTATTTTATCACCTTCTCTAATCTTTGGATACTTCTCAATTAGCCCTGTTTTAATTAGGGTATGATTATAAATTGCAGCTGCTCTAGGAAAGATAGATATTCCTTTTCTTAGTTCTAGCTTAGCTTCACTTGCAACATACTTATTATATACTCTAATTCTAAAGTTAAATGCAAGCTCATCTGGATGCATGGAGATTGCTTCAGTTTTTAGTGCTAATAGTCGAGGAATAATATCTTTTTCTAGATCTAATCGCTTACCTCTATCCATAATAAAAGAAGTAAGTTCAGTTAATTTATTTCTTGCCCAAATCGGATATGATCCTTTGACTGGTTCAAGACCTTTGATAATTAAATATCTTTTGTCTTGAGGTTCCAATTCAAAGTTAGGATTAGGCTCATATGCAACACGAATAGCATAATTTTTCTTCTTAAGCCATATTCCAGTTTCAGAAAGATTCTCAAGTTTGAATTTTAATCTATTTTTAGTATTGAATAGCTTGCCGTATTTCTCAAAACAATTATCGAAATAATTAGAAAGTCGATATCTGTCTATATTAATACAAATATTTAAGGCTTCATCTTTTGTAAAATCTGCCCCTACGATTGATTCAAGAGCAGAGTCAAATTGAACATAAATCGAGTCGGTGTCGGTGTATATAGCTGCTTCTGAATCTACTTTATTAATTGTATACTGACTTATACCCAATTGTTCATGGAGCTCAGTATC